GCTGCGTCCAGGCGAGCATGTCGGCGGGTAGGTCAGGGTCCTCGATCCAGGGGTACCCGTCCTCTGTCACGCCCATCTGATCCTCCTGTGTCATCTGCCCGTGACCACCGCTCGGAACTGTCCGGCGCCCACGGCCGTCGCGAACCGCAGGGTCGCCTGGGTGGTGCTGGTGCGTTCCACGTCGCACAGCACCGTGCCCCACGGCGAGGAGTTGCTGTACACCTCCACCACCACGTCCCGGGTGCCCAGGCTGTGCGTGATCAGGCACGCGGTCCCGGCGGGGACGTCGCCGGCCCAGTGCTTGGCGAGGTTGGTGCCGCCGGTGAACGTGGTCGCGATGCTGGCGTTGGCCGACCCGTCCAGCGCCGCGGAGCCGGTCACGTCGCCGGTGAGGGACAGTGTGCGCGGCGTCGTCCACTTCGGCGCGGACAGCACCGCGACCTGGTCGGCGGTCACCGACAGGTTCGCGTCGCCGGCCGGGGCGGCGGCGCCGCCGACGGCGCCCACGACGACGATCATCGCCCCCTGCCGCTGGACCAGGACGACGTCGCCGGCGGCGGGGGTCGGCCCTCCGAGCCTGGGGGCGGTGACGACGGCGCCGAGCAGGTCGACGGTGGCGTGGGTGGGGGTGGCGCCGACGACGGTGGCCAGCGCCATGGTGGACGTCTGCGCGGCTGCCAGCCGGTCGGCGAGCAGCACGAACGGGTCGCGGTCGGGGGACGTCATGCCCTCACCACCCGGGTCTTCGCCTTCAGCCGCCCCGTGCCCAGCGGGACGGTGACGGTGTCTACGCGGTGGTCCTCCGACACGTCCCCCGACACGAGGGTGATCACGTCCCCGGCCTCCAGTCCGGGGTGGGCGACCGCTTCGAATTCGATGCTCCTGGTCAGTCCGATGCTCTCGGCGAGGATGGACGCGGCGGCGGATTCACATTGTGCAACTGTGGAGAGCAGCGGCGATGAGTAGTAGCGGGGCCTGCGCCCGAACGGGCCGTCCCACCGGGTGGGGGACGCCAGGTCGTAGGCGAATCCCACGGGGGCGCCGGTGTCGGCTGCCTCCCCTGCGGCGCGGACCGCGTTGTAGGTGGTCTCCCGGTCGGCGCGCATGGACGCGGCGACGAGCACGCCGCCCGCGTCCACGGTCCACACCGGCGCGGCGGACGGGACGTCGAGGCGGAACCCGCCGGTCGTGTCGGCGGACAGGACCGCTCCCAGGGAGCGTGCGGCCTCGTGGCAGGCCCCGGCCCGGTCCTCGTCCCACACCGCGGCGGGCATCGCCGAGTCGGCGACGCCGGGACCGGCGGTGAGCGCCGAGCCGGGGAGGGTCTCGGCGATCAGGGCGCGGATCGCCTGGACGCGGGACGGCCCGGCGGGGATCGCGCGGGGCGACAGGAACCTGTCGTCGGCCAGCGCCGCGCCGAGGTCCATGCAGTCCACCGTGATCTTCCCTGCGGGGATCTGCGCCTGCGCGGACTGCACCCGCAGCAGGCCCAGCGGGGTCCAGTGCTCGCGCCCGTCCATCAGCCTCACGGACCGCTGCAGCAGCAGCCGGGCGCCGCGGGCGACCATGTCCTCAGCGAGCTGGCGGAGCTGCCCGGTGGTGGTGGTCCAGCCGACCGCGAGGGACAGGGTGCCGCGGCGGCGGACCATCGCCCCCCAGTCCTGGTCCACCGACCCGTCGGTGGCCAGCACCTCCCGGTCCGGCTGGTGCCCGTCGGGCCAGATCAGGGTGACGGACGTCCCCGCCCAGTGGCTGTAGGAGAGTCCGGCCTCGAAGTCGGGTGGCAGCGGGATCACAGGTACCCCCCGGTCTTCTGCGGCTGCTTCCTGCCGGAAGGGGGCGGGGCGCCGTCCTTCCCGAACAGGACGTCCAGCCAGGTCATGTCCCGCCAGGTGCGCCAGGTGTGCCCGGCGTCGATGTGGTCGCGCCACGTCCACGCGCCCCGGTAGCCGACGGCCACGTCGGGCCGGTCCACCTCCAGGACGTCGATCGCGAACCTTCTGGCCTGCTCGGTGGCGGCGCCGATCCGGCGGTGCGTGTAGGTGCCGAGACGGACGTACATGCCTTCCCCCCAGCCGTTCGCGGGGGGCCCGCCGAGGAGGGCGAGCACGGATTCCCGCAGGAACCCGTGCAGCCAGCCCGCCTCCTCCTGCGTCCAGGTGACCAGGTTCAGGGTGCCGGCGTCGGATAGGCGGGCGTCGATGACGACGACTGGCGCGGACCCGCCCAGCGGGCGGTGCTCCTCCGCGGCGAGGCCGCGCTCCAGCTCGTCGAACGCCTCGATGCTGACCGGTCGGGACAGCGCGGGCATGGCGACGGAGCGCAGCCAGTCCCGGCCGCCGGAGGGCAGGGCTGCGGTGGCGGTGCCGCTGGTCTCGGTCGGCGTGGTCGCCCAGTACTCGCACACCAGGTCGAACGGGGCCTCGTAGTCGACGCCGTCCCACAGGGTGGCGGTGTCCACCAGCATGAGGGCGCGGACCTCCCGGCCGCCGGCGGCGGCCGGGGAGCGGCGCCACACCTGCAGCCCCGCGAGGTCGGTGCCGGTGACGACGACGCGGATGCCGCCGGGGACCTGCCCGGCGCCCGCGCTGATGGTCAGGGCCATCAAGGCCTCCGTCCCGCTGCGAGGAGCCGGGCGCTGCCGGAGTTCGACTCCACGACCTGGGTGCGGACGATGTCGGTCAGTTCGGTGTCGCCGATGAACACCCGCACCGTGATGTCCCCCGCGCCGTTCCCGCGACGGTAGGAGTCCAGGGGGACGACTGCCTCGGGCCCGGCCTCCCCGATCAGGGCGAGGGTGGGGCGGGTGACGAACGCGCCGTCGGCGAGCTTGGGGATGGTGGGCAGGGTCGGCACCGAGACCCCGGGGACCTTGTTGACGGCGCCGATCATCCCGTTGAACCCGTTGATGGCGGTGTTCAGCAGCCCGATGCCGGTGTTGATGACGCCCTTCAGCCCGCCCCAGATGCCCTGTGCGATCCCGGCGATGCTGTCCACGGCCCGGCGGACGATCCCGGTGATGGAGTCCCAGATGCCGGCGACCTTGCTCTTGATCGACTCGAACACGCCGACGACGAAGTCCTTCACGGCGGTGAATTTCGGCATGATCCAGTCGGCGACGGTCTGCACGACCTGCTTCACGCCGCCCCACAGCCCCTCCCAGAGGGGCTTCACGAACCCGGCGATCTGCTCGAACACCCACCTGATCCCGGCCCACGCGAGCTGGAAGACCGCGGAGACGACGGTCCACCAGATGCGCACGGGGAGGGTGAGGACCGACCAGAGGGTGTCCCACAGCGGGCGGATGAACGCCATGACGGCGGTGAACGCGCCGGTGATCGCCGACCAGATGCCCTGGAACACCTTCTTGGTCCAGTCCCACGCCTTCGCCAGGGCGGCTTTGATCTCGTCCCAGAAGTACCAGACGACCGCGACGACGGCGATGACGGCGGCGATGACCAGGGCGATCGGCGCGAACGCGACGATCCACGCCCAGGCGACCATGATGGCGGAGGCGATCGCGGCGGCGGCCATCATGATCCAGCCGGCGGCGATGGAGGCCATGGTGGTGACGATGATGATGCCGGTGGCCACGAGCATCGGTAGGAAGAACGCCAGGATGACCCCGCCGACGATCATCAGCGGCACCCGCCACCGGTAGATCATGTCGGCGAACCCCTGGATGCCGGGGATCAGGGTGCCGGTGACGAAGCCCAGGAGCGCGGTCAGCGGCGGCAGGGCGATCGTGAAGATCGCACCGAGGCCCTGCCCGAGGGTGTCCTTCAACGTGGACCACTGCCCGGACATCGTCTTGGACGCGTCCTCCATCCCGCCCTTCATCGCCCCCAGCGCGTCCCCGGAGGACGATTCGAGAGCCTGGAACATCTGGTCGGCGGGGACGACGCCCTTGGAGACGAGGTCCATCGCCTCTTCGGTGGTGACGCCCATCGATGCCGCGAGGGCGTCCCACGCGGGGACACCGGCCTCGGTGAGCTGCATCATCTCCTCGCCGGTCACCTTCCCCTTCTGCGCCATCTGCGTCAGCGCGGTGGTGGCCCGGTCGATGCCGTCCGCGCCGGTGCCCATGATCGAGGTCGCGTCGCCGAGGGTGGTCATGATCGGGATGACGCGGTTCGCCTCCACCCCGACGGCGAGGAACCGGGACCCGGCGTCCTGCAGCCCGGGGAAGTCGAACGGGGTCTTGGCGGCGAAGTCCTTCAGGTCGGTGATGAACGCCTTCGCCGCGCCGGCGGACCCCAGGAGCTGGGTGAACTTGATGTCGGCGAGCTCGGAGTCCATCGCGGTCTGCATCCCGGTGCCGACGAGCTTCCCGATCCCGAGGCCGATGCCGAGGCCGCCGACGGTGCGCAGCAGGCCGGAGCCGAACCTCTTCCCCGCGCTCTTCCCGGCGTCGTCGCCGACGCCGCCGGCCTCCGCGGTGACCTGCTTGTTCAGTTCCCGCCCGAAGCCCTTCGCCGAAGGCAGGATCGATACGTATGCGACGCCTGCTTCCATGGTTCACCCCGCCTTTCCGGCCATCGCGCGGGCCGCTTCGCCGGGGGTGAGCCGACGCGGCTTCGGCGCGTCCGGCTGCTGCCCGGGCCGGGGCAGCCGCGGGTACGGCCCGGGGCGTTTCGGCTTCTTGCCGCCCTTCTTCGTGTTCGCGGTGCCCCACTGCCAGCGGAACGCGGCGAGCTCGTCGGCGACCATCGCGGCGTTGTCGGCGGCCTGCGCGGTCAGGTAGTCCCCGGCGCTCCAGGCGCTGCGCGGGTCCAGTGCGCGGGCGAGCCTGGACCCCTGCGGGAGCCGCCCGATCAGCACGATGAGGCGCCGCCACGTCAGCGCGCCGGTGAACAGCCCCACCAGTTCCACTCGGTACACCTCCTGCAGGTCGGCCTCTATGTCGTCGGTGTTGTCCTCGATCAGCCGCCAGGCGCCGAGGACTTCCGCGAGGGAGGGCGGCGCGAGCTCAGCCCCCCCGGTTCGGGGACGGCGGTGGAGAGCCGCTGCAGGTCGTCCAGCACCATGCCCGCGTCGGTCAGGGCCTCCGCGAGGTCCGCGCCGAGCAGCGCGACCAGGGCGCCGTACAGGTCGCCCTGGCCTTGCAGCTTGAACACCTGCATCGGCCACAGCGCGCTCGGCGGGACCCGGAAGGCTATGCCGCGGCAGATGACCTCGTAGCCCTGCGCGAACGCCTGCCCCTCTTCGGTGGCCAGCGCCTCCTCGCGGAGGGCGTCGATGTCGATGACGGCCATCTACGCCACCACGATCGCGGGGTCGTCGGAGCGCAGGTCCCACCAGTCGACGGCGGTCGCGGCGAGGATCTTCACCGTCATCCCCAGCAGCGACGGCTCCCCGGTCTTGTGGACGATCTCCTCGAACCCGGTGATGGACACCTTCGCCAGGACGTACCGGTAGGTGCGGCCGCCGTCGGTGTTGTCGATGATGAGGGCGTGGTCGAAGGACCGGGCGACGGGGACCTTCATCGTCTTCACGCTGCTGATGGCGTCCTCGGTCCAGATGCCGCCGAAGCGGAGCGCCAGGGTGTCGGCGTTCCACTGGGCGAGGGAGAACTTCGCCTCCGTGGTCTGCCCGGTGACGATGCTGCGGGCCACGATGGTGGTGGGCCACACCTTGATGTCCTCGGACTCGGTGTCCTCCGAGAGGGAGTGGCCGTCCTCGGACAGGTAGCCGAGGTCCGTCCATCCGGCGGCGGGGGCCTCCAGCCCGTCGGGGACGACGGTGCCGCGGGGGGCCTGCCACACCCTCCCGCCGGTGATCCCGGCGATGAACAGTTCACTGGCGTCCTGAGCCATGTCAGGGCTCCTTCCTGGGGTGGGTCTTGATCTGCCACATCTGCTGGTAGCGGCCACGGCCGTCGGGGTCGGGCATCCAGCCGGGGCCGCGCATCTCGCTGCACGAGGGGACGACGGCGCCCACGGGTGGGGGTGATTCGGGGAGGGCTGCGATGACGGCGCGGGCGTCGGCGGCGAGCTGGGCTGCGGACTGCCGGTCCCCGGCGCGGGCCTCGATCAGCACCTCCGCCTCGTCCAACCAGGCGTAGCGGAGCTTCCCTCCGGTGCGGCGGACCAGCAGGTGCTTCTGCCCGGCCTGCCAGCCGACCAGGGTGGTGCCGACGTCGACCAGCGGCATCGCGGCCTTCAGCGCGTCGCAGACGAGCCGTTCCACGTCGACCATCACCCGGGCGCTCATGCGGACCCCAGGGCGCGGCGCAGGTTGCCGGTGCGGCGTTCGATGAGGTTCCCTGCCGGGTCGCCGGACCACACGTGCGCCACGACGCGAGACCTGTGCTCCTCGACGTCCAGGCGCAGGCTGGACTGGTAGTCCCCGCTCTTCACGGGTGCCCCGGACTGGGCGGCGGACAGCACCCGCTGCCCGGCATCGCGGACCGCGGCCTCCACGCCGGGGGAGCGCAGCAGCTCCCCGACGAACGAGAGGTCGGCGACGAACCTGACGCCGCTCATCCGACCACCTCCCTGGCCCGGGCCTCCACGTGGTGGGCGGCGCTGTAGGCGTCCACCGAGGCGGGGGGGCCGGCGAGTTCGAGGGTGCGGCCCGCCCATTCGAGCCGGTCGGAGCCGTTGACGTCCGCGCCGGGGGGCAGGAACACCACGAACGTCGCGGTCTGCTGGTCCCGGTCCAGGGTGTCCTCCTGCTGGCTGGACTGCTGCACCCTGGCGGGCAGATCGAGCCGGGCCGCGTTCGGCCAGTCGGGGACGACGTTGCCGTACCCGTCCGCGGCCAACGGCGCCCGCAACCGGGTGACGGTGGTGTTCAGCAGGTTCATCGGGGGCCCTCCGCCAAGGCAGCGTCCGCGCGGTGTCCGACGGCGAGGCACTCCTCGTCGGGGCCGTAGCCGCAGCGGCAGTAGCCGGAGGCGTCGGACCCGTTGGACAGCGGCACCGACCGGACGGGCCCGGCGCCGTAGGGCAGCATCACCAGGGCCTCGTCGTCGGTGAGCGCGGTGGAGCCCATCGACCCGGAGCGGCGGTAGGAGTAGGCGCCGACGGTCTCGGACACGAACCCGCCGGTGGCGGGGTCCGCGCCGAGGTAGCGGACGGTCACCTCGGTCGCGACAGTGTTCACGTCCGCCGGGACGGGGGTGCCGGGGATCAGCGGGTACCGGGCGCGCAGCACCGCCGTGGTGTACGCGCACGCCGCCTCGGTGCGGGCGTGGTCGGGCGTGCCCGGCTCGATGGTGGTTCCGAGCCGGGCCGCCACGTCGTCCACGCCGCACAGCGGATCCCCGGCCATCGGTCAGCCGGCCTTCCGCGCATTCCTCGGCCCGGCCGCCTCGTCCTGCCCGGCCGCCTCGGCCGCCTGGAGCGCGGTGGCTGTCACGGTCAGCGGCTGCTTCTGCGACTCGAACGCGCCGGTGCGCACCGCCATCTGCTTCACGCCGGGGGCGCCGCCGGTGTAGGTGGCGGCGGTCATCACGGTCGGGGAGGTGTTCACAGCGGCGGGGCTGATCGGGGAGCCGTCCTGCAGCACGATGCTGGACGGGCCGAACCCTGTGCCGGTGAACGCCACCGATGTGGGGGTCGCGGTGACGACGCTGTTCGGGGCGACGGCGGCGAGGGTGACCGGGTTGGGCTCGTCGAACTGCACGAAGTGGATGGCGGGGTCCTTGGCGACGAAGCCGTAGGACGCCTCCAGCAGGATGCCGATCTGGTTGGTCTGCCACAGCGGCACCAGGTCGGCGCCGACGCGGACGGTGGCCTGGTCGCTGCGCTTCATCGTCAGGTCCATGCCGACGCCGTAGGCGCACTGCCGCCAGTCGCCGCCGAACCCGGCGGCGGTGGGGTCGCCCTTGTGGATCGCGGTGCCGTACAGGGCGCGGGAGCCGCCGATGGTGGAGGTGTCGGCCATCAGCGCCCGGCCCAGGGCGTCGCGCTGGTTGGCCAGCCGCGCCCGCATGGTGCGGTCCAGGGCGTAGCCGGTCCAGTCGGGGGTCAGCCCCTGGGCGCCGACGAGGTCGCCCTCCAGCCCGCCCTCCTCCTGTGTGGACGTGCCGAGCATGACGACCTGCGTGGTCTGTCCGATGAACGTGTCGAACGGGCCGGCGCCCGCGCCGACGGTGCGCTTGCCGAACAGGGATGCGATGTCGAACGCCCGGGCGAGGGCCTCGCCGGCCTTCTCCTGGATCAGGTCGAACAGGCCGGCGGGGTCCGCGTTCGCGAATTCCTCGCTGGCCAGGATGATGACCGCGATCTTCTTCGGCTCCATGATCAGGGTCGCGGCGCCTGCGTCGGCGACGTGCTTCTCGCCGCCCTCGGTGACCCAGTCGGCTTCGACGTCGCCGACGGTGACCGGGATCGCGGAGCCGGTGAGGGTGGACGGCGCCCGCTGGGCGAGCTGCATGACGAGGCTGGCCTCGGTGGCCTTCTCGAAGATCGGGCCGCTGACGGCCTTCGGGACCGCCTGGGAGACGCTGCTGAGAGTGAGGGCCATGACGGCCGCCTTTCCTATGTCGGGTCGGACGCCTTCGTCATCATCGACGCGAACACGTCCCTGCCTGTGCCGCCCTGGTCCGCCCGGCCCGCTCCGGCGACTGCGCCTGCCGGCGGTGTCGTCTTGGGTTTGGGCTGCTGGGTCGGGATGGTCTGCAGCAGTGCATCGGCGTCGGCGTCGAGCTCCTCGCGGGTGGACCCCTGCAGCCGCTGCGCCAGCGGGGCCGGGATGCCCTTGGCGGAGGCGACCTCCGCCCGGAGCACCCGCAGCTCAGCCGCGGCTGCGCGCTGCTCGGCGGCCGCTGCGCGGTCGGCGAGCTTCTGCTGCTCGGTCTTCTGCGACTCCTCGAGCGCGGCCAGCTTCTGGGCGGCCTCGACGTTGGACTTGGCCTGCCGCTCCCACTTGCGGGACTCGGCCTTCCAGTCCGTGGTGTCGGCCGTGCCGTCGTCTGCGGCGCCGGGGTTCTGCTGATTTCCTTCGGGGAGCCGTGCGGCTCGACCTTCCGGGTCGTTCTGATCGTCGGCCGTGCGGCCTCCGTCGTCGGCCATGCGGCCGGCTCCTTCCATCCTGCACCCCTGCGGGCGCGGACGCCCGAGCAAGGAGCGGCAACCAAATGGGGGTGCGGGACGCGGGGTGCGGGGCCGTTGGCCGCGCTGCCCGGGGACGGCACAACCATCATGCCGCCGCAGCGCACGGCAAGCGCGGCGGCGGACCGGGGCCGTACCTTCGTGGCTATGGAGCCCGTGGATCGGCTGGTGGCGCTGCTGAAGCAGCTCGACGGCGCCCGTCCGGGGCTGGACCTGCTGCACCGGTACTACGAGGGCCGCTCCGCGCTGCCGTACGTGCCGGGGCAGGCCAGCCCGGAGCTGAAGCAGCTGGTCAGGATCGCCCGGACCGCTTGGGGCGGCCTGATCGTCGATTCCATCGCCGAACGGCTGGTGGTCGACGGCATCAAATCCACCATCGGCGGGATGGACGAGCGGGCGTGGGCATGGTGGCAGGCCAACAAGCTCGACGCCCGCCAGGCCGCGATCCACACCGACGCCCTGACCTGCGCCGCCAGCTACGTGCTGGTGTGGCCCGGCGCCAGCGGTCCCACCATCCGGGGCCTGGACGCCAGGGACGCGACAGGGACGCTGGCCGGGACCGACCCGGCGGTGCTCTCCGAAGCCGTCTACACCTGGACCGCCGGCGGCGCGCAGCGGGCCACCCTGTACACCCCGGACGCGGCGTACATGTTCGCCCGCCCCGCCGAGGGCGGCGCCGTCGTGCCCGTGCACCGGGGCTGGCTGGAGGAGCCAGACACAGTCATGGTCGGCCCGTCCGCGGATTGGGTGCTGCTAGACGCGCCCGAGCACGGCCTCGGCGCCTGCCCCGTCGCGCGGATCGCGAACATCCCGGACCTGCGCGGGACCGGCACCAGCGACATCGCCCACCACATCCCCCCGATCGACCGGATCACCGAGACCGCCCTCGGCCGCCTGACCGCCGGGAAGTTCGGCGCCTACCGGCAGCGTTGGGCCACAGGGCTGCAGCTCGGGCACAAGATTGACCCGAAGACAGGGGAACCGGTCCTGGGACCTGACGGCAGGCCGGTCCCCGCGGGGGCGCCGTTCCAGTACGGTGCGGACCTGCTCTGGGCATCGGAAGACCCGGACGGCAAATTCGGCGACTTCGCCGCCACAGACCTCCGCCCGATCGTCGAAGCGCTCGACCAGGACATCAAGCACCTGGCGGCGGTGTCCCGCACCCCCGCCCACTACTTGCTGGCCGGTACCGCGAACCCGCCGTCGGCGGAGGCGCTGCTGGCGGCGGAGTCCGGGCTCACGTCGAAGGTGAACCGCAGGCAGCTCGACTTCGGGGAGGCGTGGGAGCACGTCATCCGCCTCGCGGCCCTCGCGGCCGGCGAACCGGCGCTGGCGCAGGACGCGGGCCTGGAGGTGGTGTGGAAGAACACCGAGGTCCGGTCCATGGGCGCCGTCGCCGACGCCCTGCTGAAGCTGCGTCAGGTCGGCATCCCGCTGCAGGTGCTGCTGGAGTCCCTCGGGCACTCCCCGCAGTCCATCGACCGGACCATGGCGCTCGCCGAGGCGGAGCGGTCCGCGCAGGCACGGTCGCAGGCGGCCGCGTTCGGCGCCTGAGGTGGCCGCACCGCCGGTCGTGGCGCTGGCCGCGGCGGAGCGCCTCGCGGGGCTGGTGGCGCTGATCCGCTCCATGTCGGTGGCGACGGTGGACGGGCTGGTCGCGTCGATGTCGCCCGCCGACCTGGAGGGCAGCTACTACGCCGCGGAACCGGGCGCCGTCGCCCGGCTGCTGGCCGCGCAGTCCCGTGCCGCGCGGGAGGCGGTGCAGGCCGCCAGCGCCGGGATCGGGGCGTGGGGCACCGTCGCCGAGGCGCTGTCGACCGTGCCGGACGCCCCGCCCGGGCTGCCTGCCGCCACGGACATGGCGAGCGTGCTGCGGCAGACGGTCCTGGTGGAGTCGAAGTACCGCATCGGCACCGGGATGGAACCGGTGGAGGCGCTGGAGTCGGCGAGGCTGCGCGGCGGGAGGGCGGCGGCGGGGATCGGCGCCGATACGACCAGGGGCTCATACACGGCCACGATCCAGGGCGCGGGGATGGGGTGGGCGCGGGTGCCGACGGCGCAGGCGTGCCCGTTCTGCCTGCTCATGGCGTCCCGCGGCCCGGTGTACAAGTCGCAGCAGACCGCGCAGGGAAAGAAGGGCTACTACCACCCGTGGGACCGGTGCCGCACCCTCGCAGTCCCACGCGGCGCCCAGCCCGGCGACTACCTCGACGGCGAGATCGGCGGACTCGTGCAGCGCGCCGACGACGCCTACTTCTCCGGCAGGAACATGACGGAGTACCTGAGCAGCGACTTCGCGAAGGCGCAGAACGCGGGGCGGGTCGGGTCTCCGCCGTCGGCCTCGCCGCCGCCCAACAACCCGTTCGGCGTGACGGCGAAGCCGATGACCCGCGACGCGGCGCTGGCCGGAACGAACCCCCTCTACTCCACCGGCGGCATCACGTACAGGAACAACTGCACCCGGTGCGTGGTCGCCTACGAAGCCCGGCTGAGGGGGTTCGACGTACAGGCCGCGTCGTCGATGCCCGATCTCATGCACGCCGTCGCGGACGCGACGTTCGAGCTTCCTCCGGGCGCCGTCGCGCACAAATGGGTGCCGTTCAACGACGTCGGCCAGGCCGCCTCGCAGATCGCGGCCGGCCAGCACGGGACGCGGTACTGGGTCCATGTCAGATGGCCCCCGAACGGGGGTACCGGGCATGTGTTCATGGCCGAGAACCGGGCCGGCGCGACGGTCCTCATCGACCCGCAGAGCGGAGTGGAGCATTACGGGCCGGGCGCGGTGCATGGGAGCGTGGAGATACTCCGCGTCGACGAGTTGGATTTCGCGCCGGGGGCTTCAGGATTCACAATGGCGCCATGAGCGGACCGGTGCGCACCTTCGACGAGGCCAGGGATGTCGCGCTCGCGCACGCGGCGCGGAGCATGCCGCTGCGGGACGGTCTGGCGTGGGCCGCGTTCGAAGACGGGGGCGAGGACGACCGCTCTTACGCGGTCTACTGCAACGAAGCGAGGTTCGTGGCCGGCGGCGACCCGTTGACCACCATGCTCACCGGCTCTCCCGTGCTTCTCGTGGACAAGTCATCCGGCAAGGTCGAGGAGGCCTGGTACGCCGACCCGTCGGACCGGGCGCGCCTCGACGCGATGGCGCCCGTCAAGGGCTGACACACCCAGCGCGGCCTCCCGCCCCCGCCCTTGGTCGCGGTTGACTAATCTCTGGTGCTATGACCAGCGAATCCCGGCCTCCCATCGAGCTCTATCGGGTCGCGGTCGAGGAGCGGCGCTTCGAGGTCGCGCACAACTGGTCCCGCGCCCAGTACCTATTGAGCCTCGGCGCGCTGCTGCTCACCGCCGGCGTCGCCCTCGACCGGCCCCTCGCCGCGGTCGTCTTCGCCGTCGGCGCGATCGAGTGCCTCGCGGCGCGGACAGTGATCGCCACCGAGCACCAGTACTACCGGGCCGCCCGCGACCACGAGAAGGCGATCGCCAGGGCCGCAGGCTTGGACACGTGGCGGCCGCGCACGACCGAGGGAGCGGGCGGCCCGAAACGGACGGGGCCGAGGGTCGTCACGTGGTTGCGCGCGGTGGCGCTGGCCATGGCCCTCGCCAACGCACTGGGCGCCGTCGTCGTGCTCTGGCCTGTCCTGTTCGACTGAGCCTTCTCTGATGCAGACTGGCCCCATGGTTTGGGTGGCCCTCTGTGCGGGTGCGGTGGCCCTGTGGGCGCTGCTGATGCTGGTCCTCCTGGCGCGGCGCTGCGTGGAGGAGCTCTCGTTCATGCGGGCGGTAGTGGCACGGATCGAGGACCGTCAGATCCGTGCCATGACACCCAGACCTCGTTCGGCAGCGGCCGGCCCCAGACCGGGATCAGCCAGAACTCCGCTGAACCGCCCGGCCTGATCACCGCATCCTCCGGCAGGTTCCTCGCCGGGCAGCCGATCTTCCCCGGGTCGATCCGGACACCCTCGGCGACGCCCTCGCCGAGATTCCGCAGCAGGTAGTGATTCTTGCCGCGCTGCTCGGTGCTCCAGGCGATTCCATCGCCGGTACCCCGCCGGCTCTCCTCGTCCCTCGGCGATCTGCTGCTCGAGCAGCCGATTCGCCCGCTCGGCGGCTTCGGCGGATCGTGCAGCCTCGGCGGACGCCTTCTCGTGCTTGGCGGACCGCCACCCGAACAGGACCGAGCCGCACGACACGCCCAGCGCGGCGATCGCTATCCAGTCCCCCGCATCCATACCCGCCAGTATCCGGACCGCCATCAGAACCCCGCCGCCCGGTACACCTTCCGCTCCCGCTGCCGCCCGGCGCCGGCGGCCTGGGCGTCGATGCGGGCCTGCCACGCCAGAATGCTGGCGACGGCGGCGTCGATCTTCAGCGGCGACTTCTGCGACTCCTTGCCCGGCACCCACAGCACCGCGCCGGTGTCGGCGTCGCGGATGCGGGTCTCCCGCTTGCGGACGTTGCGCAGGTGCCGGGCCAGGTCCGCCCCGCCGTCGTAGGTCCATTCCCCGGACGCGGCGGCGTGCTGCCACACCCGGGTGGCGGGGCCCATCCGCCGGTACTCGTTGGTCGGCCATTCCCGCACGCGCCCCGGCCAGCGGCCCGACCACCGCGCGAGGTCGGACTCCCAGAACCTGGGGTCGCCGTACATGCGGGCCACCTCGAAGCGGGCGAACACGTCCGCCAGGACCAGGTCCGGCTCGTCGCGCGGGACCTCCCACCCGTCCCCGGCGGGGCCGTGGGGCCGCTCCCACAGCGCGAGCAGGCTAGTGAGCCCGTCCGACACGCGGGTGGCGACCAGGGCGGTGGCGTCGTCGGACTTCGACCCGTCGAACCCGAGCACCACCAGGTCGCCGTCCGCCAGCGCGTCGTCGCGGGCCGCGGCGTCGACCTGCCCATCGGTGAGCGCCCGGCCCGCGCCGGCGACGATCCGGTTCAGCCACACCCGCTCAAGGAAGCCGGAGTCGGCCTCAGGGTCGGCGAACTGGGCGGCGATGCCCTCCAGGTCCGACCATCCGGCGTGCGGGCCGGACGCCTCCGCCACCGCGGCCCGCAGGCCGTCCTCGGTGGAGATGTCGATCTCGTCGGAGGCCCACCGCCGGAAGTAGGCGAACGTCGGGTCGTCGGCGCGGCCCTCGTCCACGGCGACCGCGAGGTTGTGCGCGGACTCGGCGATGCTGCCGGCGCCGGGCTCGAAGCTGGTGGTCACCTCCAGCGACCACGGGTCGGACATCCGGCGCTTGGGCAGGTTCGCCATCATCGTGCGGTGCGCGGCCACCAGCCTGGGGGAGGAGAGCCGGTGGGTCTCGTCGAAGCATTGGAAGGTGGTGCGGGCGCCGTCGCGGGCGTTCGGGGAGCCGGACAGCGGCACGATCCTGCCACGGGGACGGCCGCGGGAGTCGAGAACCAGGACCCGCTCAAGGCCGACGTCGAAGTCCGCCGCCACCTCGGACTCCTCGATGATCGCGCACACCGCGCCGTAGGCGAGCTCCTCGGTCTGGTCCAGGGTGTAGGCGACCATCGGGACGTAAGGGTCGGACACGGGCCGGCCGACCGGCTCGCCGTGGGCGTCCCAGCCGTCGAACCGGACCGGCGCGTCGGGGTGCGCCTCGGCGATCGTCAGCAGCGCCGCGGCTTCGGTCTTGGCCGTGCCCTTGCGCAGCGACCACCCGACCCGGCGGAACCGGCGCCTGCCCTCCATCGGCCCGGGCGGGCGGACCTCGTAGGCGCGGTAGGTCAGGCCCCGCAGCTCCGGGCCCATCTGGTAGGGCTGCCCCCGCAGGTCGCCGGGGCCGTAGACCAGGTTCGCCTCGATCCAGTCGCACACCTGCGGGCCGAGCGTGGGCCATGGCCGCTCGTCGGGCGGCGGCACCAGCAGGACCGCCACGGGCTCAGCCGGTCAGCGCCGCCCGCGGGTCCCAGCCCGCCGCGGGCACGGGCACCGGCCGCAGGGCGCGCCCGGGCCGGGGTTCGTCTGCGCCGCGATCGACCTCCCACTGCAACCGGCGGCGGTCGATCGGGGTGAGCCCGAAGCACTGCCGCTGCCGGCGGATCTCGGCCGCCAGCGCGGAGCGGGACTTCGGGTCGTCCTCCGCCCAGAAGTCGTCGACAAGGACCGCCAGCGCGATCAGGCCGTGCAGGTCGGAGGGGTCCCACTCGGCGGCCATCGGGGACGCCCACACGTCCCGCCACCACGCCTGGGTGGAGGGGTGCCACTGCCGCTCGGGCAGCTTCGGGGCGCGGCGGCGGCGGGGCGCCGCGGACAGCGTCCGTGGGGCCGGCGCCCGGTTGGTGCGGGCGCGGGCCCCGGCTGGCTTCGGCATCGGCCCGGGCATCTCGCTCCTAACCTCCTGCGCCGCGCACCGGTGAGGCTTAATGGCCTGCTTAGCATGCCGCCGGTGAGGGCTCTCGTTGCTCCGAGTATCGCGCCGGACGCCCTATCGACGGGCGGTCACGCAGAGTGATGGGCCTGCGGCTGGTCGGGGGTGTCCGCCAGACTGGCCCGGTGGGCGGTGTGCTGCGGTACGTGGACCCGTACATCCCCGTCGCCCACTTCTGCGACCCGGGCATGCTGAACGGCGGTGTCGGTTGAAGAAGATCCCGACGGTGTTCGTGCGCGCTCCAGACGACCTGCGCAGGGTGATCGACGCGTGGCACCCGGACTGCCTGTGGGTGCGGGACGGCGAAGGAGTTCCGACGCGGAAGTACGACGGGACCTGCGTGATGTTCGACGGCGACCGCTGGTGGGCGCGGCGCACCGTGAAGCTGGACGCCGAGAGGCCGCCGGGCTTCTGGATGGTGCAGATGGACGCGGCTGCGCAGAAGGAGATCGGCTGGGAGCCCGCCGAGCAGTCCCCGTTCCGCAAGCCCCTGTTCGAGGCGCTGTCCATCTCCGTGCTGCACGGCTGGCCCGCAGGCACCTACGAGCTGTGCGGCCCGAAGATCAACGGCAATCCGGAGGGGCTCGGGCACCACGAACTCTTCCTGCACGAGGCCGCTCAGCGGATCACGCTGCCCCTGCGGCGCGATTTCGAGACGCTGCGCGACATCCTCGAGCTGCTCCGCCTCCTCAACCATGTCGAGGGCTTGGTGTTCCACCATCCGGACGGAAGGATGGCGAAGCTCAAGGGGAGGGATTTTCGATGAGGGAGGGGTACGCCGACCTGGGCGACGCCTCCTGCGCTGGCCGCGGCTACGGGCTGGTCGCGCGCGTCCTGCACGTGGCCTATGGGGCCGCGGGTGGTCAGCAAGCAGAGCAGCCATGAGCTTCCTGTGGGCGTCCCTCCTGCTGCTCGCCTGCGTCCTGCTCGGTGCCGTGGTGATCGTGATGGCCGGGGGATCATCCCGAGGGGACAAGCCGGCCGACGTCGGATCATGCCTCACGATCATGGTCGACGGCCAGCCCGCGAGGGTGCAGTGGTCCGGGGAGATGACCGCCGAGGACGTCGAGGCACTCGAAGACCTGGTCCGGGCGGTCCGCCGCCGGTTCGACTCTGGACCTACAAACCCGTAGCGGGAAGAGTTCGCACCATCCCGACGGACGGATGGCCAACGGCCAATCGGCAGTCCTCGGACCGTACAAACCCGTAGCGGGAAAAGTTCGCATTCCCCGTCGGGGTCCGGGTGAACCGCGGGGGTGGGGGGCACCCCCCACCCGGCGACGGCTACTTGGGCGCGTTCAGCGCTCCCGGTCCAGGATGACGTCTGCCAGCCGCTCCGCGATCTGCGGGATGGTGTAGGTGGATGTCAAGAGCGCATACCGGCCCGACAGCGGCGGGCTGTGCGCGATCAGCTCCTCCTTGGTGATGTCGTGCCAGACCGGCAGGATCAGGTCGCGGCCCTCGCTGATCATCCGCTCGACGAGGCCGTCGAGCTCCTCCTGCGGCCACCCCTTGGCGAAGAAGCTGCGGGACAGGACCACGACGCCGAAGCGGCACGTGGCCAGGCCCTGGTCGATGCTGCGGCGCAGGGACTGCCCGACCCGGAGGCTGAACTCGTCGAACCAGACGTGCGGAACACCTTCGGCCAGAAGCGCATGGGCCAGCGGGCGGGCAACGTCGTCCTTGTCCTCGTCCGCGTGGCAGATGAACGCATCGGGCGGCAGGGCGGGAACAGGATCTGCTGCATGGGCCACGGCGCGCGCCCGGTCCAGCTCCTGCTGCAGCAGGCGCTGCTGCCGCTGCTGCTCGGCCGTGAACATGCGCTCCGCGCGGGAGCGGGCGCTCTCGAGATCCTTCTGCACCTTGGCCCTCCTCCCCTCGAGTTTGGCGCGTGCGGCCAGCTCGGCGTCCGCCTTCTTCAAGTAGCCGGCCGCCCAGCGGCGATGGCTGCGCTCGGTGGTCGGGCTCTTGGTGCGCTCGGCGAGCTGCGCCTCCCTGGCCGCCTTGCTGCGCAGGTCGGCCTCCTTGGCGGTGGATCGGGCGATGTCCCGGCCGAGGTTCGTCACATCGCGGGCGAGTCGTTCGGTCCGGCTGTCCATGTGCTGAATGGTGCCCCCGGCCCGGCGGTGGGTCGCCGGAGGGGTGGCCCTCACGCCCGCCGGTTCCGCCCGGCCTCCCGCGCCCGGTGGCATGGCACGCACACGGTCTCCAGCCGGGCGGGAGGCGGGAGGTCTGCGCCGCCGTCGGCGAGGCGGTCGAGGTGGTCGACCTCGAGGGGGACGCCGGTCGCGCCGCAGTCAGTGCAGGTGTACTGGTCGCGGGCGATGACGGCGGCGCGCAAGGTCCGCCACGGCCGTCCGGCCTTCCGCGGACCCGATCCCGCCCACGCGGGCCTCTTGTGCGCCGGGCACCTGCCGCTGCCGGGGACCGCGTCGTCGGGGCAGCCGGGTTCCGCGCAGACGGTCGGCGCCCGGGTCACGTCAGGCGGATTCCTGCGGCGGGGGCAGGTAGCGGAGCTCGGTGACAAGGTTCGTGACCATGTACCGGCCCAGGTCGATGCCGGTGTCCTCGACGAGCGCCTTCTTGTCCAGCGCCTTGCGCGTGGACCTGGTGAGGACCGCCAGCGCCATCGGGTCGGGGCCGCGGGTGATGAGGCTGGTGCCGTCGCCGATCATGGCCCGGGTGATCGCGTCCGTGCTTCCGATGACCTTCGCCAGCACCGCCCTGGCCTCGCGCTGGGCCCGCGCCGCAGCGACCAGCCGCTCGCCCACGTCGGAGTCGATGAGGGTGGTGAAGGTCGCCTCGTCATAGGTCCAGCTGTCCAGCGGCACATCGACGTCCATGCCGCCGGCGGCCGCCGCCGCGGTCCACAGCCGCAGGCCCACCACCGTGTCGATGGCCGCTGAGCCCTTGTCCCCGCGGTGCCAGCTCCCCCGCGGCGCGATGATGTGCACATCTCAGGATGCATCAGGGGACCGGCCCAAGCCTGGGAATGGTTCTCAGGACCCGCCAGGGAGTTCGAATCGAACCACTAAGGGCGAGCGATCGTTAGGTCGGCATGAAGCGGGTCACACCGGTGCGGCGTTCCCCACGTACTTGTCCGACTCCAGCCACGAGTCCGAGAGAGTCCCGGCCGTCGCCGCCTCGTCGACGATGCCGCTGCGCGACTGACGTCTGCGCCGGCTTGTGATCGACACCCAGACAATGGCCCCTAAGTTCGCGATGCTGTCCTTCCGTGTCAGGTGCTCCGCGGTGCGACGATGGACGGCGGCAAAGATGCCCAGGAGAACCTCACGGTCACGGGGGGAGCAGCCCGCCAAGCGTGTTTCGAGATCGGGAGGGATCGGGATCCTTCCGCGCCGCATCTCGCGCAACACGGCCAGGACAATCGCCAGATTCAGGGAATGCCCCGTTCTTGCCAGCCGCTCGATGAGGGCAACCGACTCCCAGGCCTCCTTGCTCGACTCGAGTTCCCCTTTGACGATCTTCATCACGACCTCGTCCCGCAACGTCCAGACATCGGATCTGAACCGGCGATCGCGCGCGGCGGGCGTCTGGAAGAACAGGATGTACCACACCAGAAGCGCGGTGGCTGCGAGCGCGACTGCCTCGAGAATGGCGATCATTTGCCCTCCGTCCGGCCCTTGCTGCCGCGCCGCTTGAGATCATCGCTCAACGTCTCAACTTGTTTGTGCAGGCGCTTCAACTCTTCCTCCAGCGTCTCGCACTGGTCGCGCACTCGCTCGATTTCCTGCTTTCGGCCGCGGCTGATCCCCTTCTCACGTGCCCACCCCACACCGAACGCTGCGGGCAGGACGATCGTGACCGCTAGTCCGATATTGATATTGGTGTCGAGGCCAGCGGCTCTATCGACCATCAGGTAGACGAGCCCTACGATCGCAACAGCGCAGATGAAGCCGAAGCAGGTCACGCCGGCGTTGATGGCGGCCTCGTAAAGGTCTAGTCGTCGAAGGCTGACGGATTCGGGTTCGCCGTCCCCCTTCTTGGCCACCGCGCAAGAATACGGCGCCGCTGCAAGAGGCTCTACGCCGGGAGTGCTGACCGAGCCGCGACACGAGACGACCCCAACGGACCGTGCTTGGGACCCGTCCACCGGACGGGGTGTGCACGGCAAAGCCGAAGGGGCCGCATGCGAAGGCCCCCCATGGGCTGGAGCTGCTTGTGGCCTGTCTTGGCATGAAGCGAGACAACCGTCAACCACCCCCCAGCGCGTGGGCCTGCTTCGCTACGGTCAACCGCATGAAAACCCGACTGCGCATCCTCGTCCCCGTCTTCGCGATCGTGCTGGTGACCAGCGCCTGTGGTTCGTCGGACGACGGAAGTTCGTCGGACGGTGACGGCGGATCGGAAGCCGCCACCGTCAATGACGTCTACACCACGCTGAACAACGGGACGCCGGACTACGAGTGCGACTTCGTCCCCGCGGGAGCCCGCTGCTGGCTGTTCACCGACGAGACCGCGTCTGCGTCCAACATCTTCATCACGAGCGAAGGTGGGGACCCGAACTCGCCGGTCGTCACCATCTTCGGGGGCGTCACTGCAGACCCCGCAACCGTTGAGAGCGTCGCCACGACGCTGGGCGTGCCCAATGACGACGCTCTCTGGATCGAGGGTGTCGGCTTCATCTACAACGCCTCGCACTCGTAGCCGCCGCTAGCGCCGCCGCCGGCCGCCCCAGATGCCGTCGGGCTTGCCCAGGGACTCCGCGTAGCCGTCGCACTCGGCCCGCACGGGGCAGCCCGCACACACGGCAAGCGCGGGCTGGGCCGGCCGCCCGTGCCGCAAGCCGGCTCCACGGGTCTCGGGGAAGAACAGTTCGGGGTCCGCGTCCAGGCAGGCCGCGGAGTCCATCCACTCCCGGCTCGTCACGCCGCGGCCTCCTCCTCGTCGAGGCCGAGCGCGGCCAGCAGGTCCGCGAGGTCCGCCGTGTCGCGGGCGTGGGCTGCGACGGTCCGCCGGGCGGCACGCAGGACGTGCTCCGGCGGGGGCGGGACGTCCCGCAGGTAGACGGCGTCCTGCCACGGCTGCGCTCTGCTCATGCGGCGTTCGTCGGCGATGGCTCCGCCCTCCGGATCGCGCGCCTGGGCACCCCGTCGCGGACCAGCGCGCCGATCGCCTGCTCGACGAACAGTGCATCGACCGGGACCGCGAATACGCCCATCACGACATGCGGGAAGCAGTCGCGGGCGGCGTACAGCCGGTCGTAGACGGCCTGGTCGATGGCGTCCATGTCCACCAGCAGCCACGCCCTCACGACGCCCCGCCCCGTATGCCGTCGCGGAGGCCGGTGCAGCCCGTCGCCAGATGCTCGCGGCGGTCGTGGGAGCACCGCTCGTACGACCCTTCGACCTGCCACCCGCACACGCACCGGAACCGTTCCACCAACGGACCCATCTCGTCGCAGCCCCGCCCGTCCGACCACACCCAGTGGCTGAGAGTGACCCGGCCCGGGACCGCGAGGAAGAACACCCACCGGCCGGTCTCCGGGGTGCGCTCCATCAAACGCCTGACCGTCACGGCTGCACCGCCTCGGCAGTCAGGCCCGAGATGGCCGCTAGCCGACCCGCGGCGCCTTGTCGCAGTCGTGATGGATCATGATGCGCGGATCGCGGCAGGAGCCCGCTTGCCGGAGGCCTTCTCATCCAGCCAGACCCAGCTGGTCGCCGTCCGGCCTGTCATGGTCATCCTGGCCTCTCTCCGGCCGCCGAGGTCGTCGTAGCCGCTGGTCCGGATCGTCTGCCATCGGCGGGCGAAGTCCCGCCGCCGCTGGTCCCGCCGCCTCAGGTTGAACGCGCTCATAGCGCAGAACTGTATGCCCGAGCATCACTGCGCGGACGGGCTGGGGGGCCATGCCGGGGCAATGGCGGTCACCTTGGGCCGCGCTCACGACGGCACCGGCGGCTGTGTGAGCGACTCCAGCGCCGAGAGCCGCTGGGTGACGCTCATCCCGGCCACCTCGTCCGGATCCCATCCCGCCTCGATGAGTTGCTGAGCCGGGGTGGTCACGGCGCCGTCCCGCAGGTCGATTGCGCGCGCTCGCTGCGCGGCGACCCTGGCGTCACGCTCCCGCATCTGGGCCTCCCGCCGGTCCGACTCCAACCGCGCAGACCATTCCGGGCCCTCACGATATTTCCGCGCAGCCGCGCAGGCCCAGCACGGTTCCTCCCGCATGAAGTCCGATCCGTGGATCGGGCACAACGACGGATCGGGGGGGAGATTTCCCCCTTCTCCCCCCGAAGGGGGTTCTTTTCTTAATTGGGGTACCGGGTGGGCGCTACCGCCCACCCCATGGGTGGGCGAAAAGGTGGGCGAAAAGGTGGGCGAAAAGGTGGGCGAAAAGGTGGGCGGTAGCGCCCACCTTTCTGGCGGCTGAAGCCGGTAACGGTTGGCGATCTGGCGACCGCCTCGATGGTCGTGGAACCGCTCCGCGATACCGTGCTTGAGCAGCCAGGCCAACCAGCGGCGGGCGTTGCGCTCATGGAGTCGCATCCTGATTGCGAGCGTGCCCTGGTCGAGTTCGAACCAACCGTCCGCGCGGGCCCTGCGCACCGATTCATGGGCCAGGACGTGAGCGCAGAGCATCGCCTGACAGGGGACGTCGCTGTCAACGACATCGTTCAAGGCGTCGATCCAGCGATATGGCTTGATCGGCAGTGTTGTCACTGCTTGCAATTGGCGCGTCACGAACATGGAATGTAGCAGGGGCTGGGTAATCGTGTCGTGTGAGACGGGTAAGTCTGTAGTATTGTGGAGGCATGACGGTGGAGCAGTTTGACGCACAGGAATTTGGGCGGCGGCTCAAGATCGCAGCTGAGTGGAAGGGCCTTGACCGGCAGAGTCTCGCTGCGGCGCTCGGGCTGCATGGGGAGAGCATCACCAGGCACATGAGGGGCGAGACGATGCCGAACGTCGCGCAATTGAATCGGTACTTGACCGTGCTGGGGGTTAGCGCTGATGCACTCATGGATCACAGCCGAGGCATGACGCTCCCTGGACCGACGGGACCAGGGGATGACGGGTGGGTCGCCGGGGATTTGAACCCCGAACCCGCGGAACCCCAGCCCGCGGCGGTCGAGCGGACCGCGGCATGAGCCGCCCGCGTCCGCTCCCGGACCACGCCCTGCACGCCCGCGTCCGGGCGATCCATGAGGCCAGGGAGCGGGCCTTCGAGGAGCTGCACGAGGCGAACGACCGCGGGCCCACGGGCGACGACATCCAGACGTTCACCGACGCCATGCGCGCCTGCGAGTCGGCCATGGCCGAGGCAATCGCATCGACAGGCCGCATAGGCGTCAAGTACCTCTTCCTGAACGACGACGGGTCGGTCACCGCGTGGTACGGCTCCCGGTTCCGCGAGGTCTCCGGACCGCTCGCCGTCCCCGCATGAGCGCGGAGTGGATGGAGGACCCGGAGGCCAGGGAATGGGCCAGGCGGGTCCTGGACGATCTGGTGCCGATGATCCGCGGCTCGGCGGCCACGGTCAGCATCCTGCCCGGCCCCGGTTCCGAGGCCGACGTGAAGTTCGCGGTCGAGCTGGGTCTGAGCATCATGCTGGGTAAGCCGATCATCCTGGCGGTCCCTGCGGGCCGCCGGGTGCCGGCGAAGCTGGTCCAGGTCGCCGACGAGATCGTCGAGCTGCCGTCCGAGGCCGAGGAGTTCGCCGCGGCGCAGGAACGGCTCCAGGCCGCGATCGCCCGGGTCCTGCCGGGTGACGCCGCGTGAGCGGGCTGATCGTCCTGGCGAAGCGGTGGGGCCCGTCCGACCGTGAGCGACTGGCGCAGCCGCCCGCCGCGGTCTGCAGCCGATGCGACCACCCCGTCGCGATCCACCGGACGCTGGCCGTCGAGGTCCATGCCCGGCCGCACCGGCACCAGGTCATCTGCCACGACTGCTGGGACGCCCCACAGGCGGGGGCCGTCCGGTGAGCGGGCTGGATCCGGATTGCCGCGACGGGAAGCACGGCTCGTGCATCGGTTGCTCCTGCGCCTGCCACGACCCGCACGCCGTCTGCCACCGGACCATCGCGGAGCTGCGTGCGGGCTTCAACTCGCAGCTGGACCTGCAGCGGCAGCAGATGGACGTCATGCACGAGGTCGGGGTCCGCGCCGCGAGGCTCCTCACCGACAGGGACTGGCGGACAGTGCGCCGGTCAAGGGTCGCCCACGCCCTAGGCGTGCCCGAGGTGACGGACCTCGAGTGGTGGCAGCGGAACGGGTCCCTGCTGTGACGGGGAAGGGAGCGGTGTACCTGTGCGGCGGCGCCGACGTGCTGGAGGACCGCGACGCATGCCCCCACCGCTTCCACGACCACCCGTTGCCGATCGGGTACGTGGATGCCGCCGAGGAGGCCGGCAGGCGTCTCCGCAAAGGCTGGGGCAACCCGAAGTGCCCGCTGTGCGGGACCTACGGATGGGTGGAAGTGCGCCGATGACCGACCCGAGGGGAGAGGGACCGATGGTGAGACAGACCCACGACCAGATGGTGGTAGGGCTGCTGTGCCAAGGCGTGCGCGGGCTGCTGATGATCGCGGAGGAATGGGCCGGGCTCGACCTCGACCCCCCGGACGCGGGGAGCCGGCACGCAGACGTGGTCGACCTGCGGGACCGCCTGTCGTGCCGCCTGTGCGGGCACGGCAGCGCAGCCCGGCTCTGGTGGGCCGCCGCCGTTCAGGACGGATGCGGCTGCGCCTGCCACTGGTCCGGGACCGCGGCCATGGCTGGGGCGGGCCTGTGAGCGCGCGACGGTCGTCCGACCCGCGCGTACTGCGCAGTGGTGGCATCGCCGGACCGGGCGGCCCGCACGACCGCGGCGCCGTGGTCGTCGACACCACCAACGCGGTGCTCCTGGACCACTGCGACGTCGCACTGGTCGACGGGGCGGGCATCGTCGCGATGTCGCTGGCCGGGCGCATCAACCGCAGCGCCGACCGGGCGAAGGTGCTGTTCCTGTTCGACACGGACGGCGCGGCCGCGATCATCACCGAACTCCTGGGCCTGATGGGACGGGCCGGCGCCGAGGGTTTCCTCGCGGACCTGGACGCCCGGATGGCGGCGCTCGCGTCGGCCGGCCACCTCCATCCGCCCGCCGTGCCGTCCCGCGACTACCCGGGGCGTGCGTCATGACCCGGCGGTCAGGCTGCGGCGGCGGCGACGGCCTCTTCGAGCTCCCGGCTGCTGACCTCGACGTAGATCATCGTGGTGGCGGGGCTGGCGTGGCCGAGGAGGGTCTGAACGGCCAGCAGGTTGCGGGTGCCCCGGTAGGCGCGGGTGGCGAACCGGTGCCGCAGCTGGTGGCCGCTGGCCTGCTTGTCCATGGCACGTGCCAGCGCCCTGCCCACAGCGTCGGGGCCGATGTGCCCGGCGCCGAACCGTGCGGGGAAGACCCAGCCGGGCGGGCGCGCGAGGAGCTCGCGGCGGAGCTGCTCGGTCAGGGGGATCAGCCTGCGCCGGCCGCCCTTGCCCTCCACGGCCAGGCCGTGGTCGGTGACGTCCTCCCGGCGCACCGCGGCGATCTCCGCGCGGCGCAGTCCGGTGTGCGCGGCCAGGAGCACCATCAGCCGGTCCCGTGCTTCCGGAGAGTGGGCCAAGGCTGTGGCGAACAGCGCGTCGTCCACGGGACGGGGCAGCCCGCGGGGCACGGTGATGGTGCCGATCACGCTGCTGGGGTCGTGGTCGGCATGGCCGAAACGGATCGCCCACTTGTAGAACCCGGCCAGCGGGGTGAGCCTGCTCTTGCGGGTGGACGGCTGCCACCGGTGCCCCGCGAACCAGTCGACGACGTCCTGGTCGGTCACGGCGCGCGGCCCGGCGGGATGCTCCCGGGCGAACCCGACCATCTTGCGCTGGTAGGCGTAGATCGTGTCGGGCCGGCGCCCGATCGCGGCCAGGAAGCGGAGCCAGCCGTCCAACGGCTCCGCCCACGGCCCGGGGACGCTGCCGTCGCGGGCGGGGCCGTGGCCGGTCGGGCCGCTGGCGCCGGCCGGGACCGGGTTGCCCTGCCGCAGCCCGTTGGCCGTCATCCAGTCGAACAGCCGGCGCAGGATCGCTGCGGCCCGGTCGCGGCTGACGCCGTCGTCCCAACGTTCGAGCGCGGCCGCGACGTCGTCCGGCCCGCAGGTCAGCAGATCGAGGTCATGGGCCGCGAGGCGGGCGGTCTTGCCGTAGTTGGACTTCGTGGCGGGCTTGGTGCCGGTGCGCTGGTCCAGCAGCCACCCGGCGATGATGCGTTCAGCAGGTTCGGGCAGACTCATCGTCAGCCCCCTTTCCGGTTGAGTCGGATAGGCGGGTCAGGGCCGGGTCGGAGTTCGCTGCTCCGGGCCGGTCCGCTTCTCATTATGGGTTGGGGCTGCGGCACGAAGCGCCTCCCGCGGGGCCGGGGATGAGCGGGCCGGGGCAAGCGCCGGGGCCGGTCCCGACCGCTGACGACGTACGCCGCGCTCAGGCCCGGCTGGGCGCCAGGCTCGACCAGCACCAGGCGTTCCTGGCCGACAGCGGCAACTTCCCCGATCCGACGTCGGACACCAGGCCCCCAGCGCCGCCGCCGCGGCTGTGCGGCTGCGGGACCGCGCTCCGCGCCGGTTACGTGCGTTGCGCGATCTGCATCCGGCGGATGAGGCGGGCATGAGCGGCTGGCTGAAGTGGTACTGCGTACCGATCGGCCGCCGGTCCCCGCCCCCCGGGCCTTGGTGCGACGACCTCCCCTGCCTGGGCCACCGGGTCCGCAAGAACCACCTGCTCGTGGCGGAGGTGCTGGGATGGACGGACGGGTACGAGGACCCGCTGTCCCTGTCCGAGACCGACCCCGCCGCGCTCGCGGACCTCCTGACGCTCGCGGCGCTGACGCTGTTCGAGCTCGGGCACGAGGTGGGCCGGTGATCGGGGCGGTCCTGGTCGCGGACGAGGCGAAGCGCAACTCGGTCCGCTGCGGCCCCGCGGATCTGCTCAGGTGGGAGCTGTGGCTGAAGAGGGCCCAGCAGGCCGGGCGGGCGGTCGAGGTCCCCGGGACCAGTGGCATCCCCGGCTGCCAGTGGGCGCTGGCGTGCGACAGCAGGGCCGACGCCGAGTGGCTGCGCCGATGGCTCACCCACTCCTGCGGCTTCACCGCCACGATGCTCAGGATCCGCGGCGCGGCCGCGTGGCCCGGATCCGCCCACGGACCGCCCTGAGGGGCAAGTGGCCGCCACGTCCCCCCGTGAGCGGCCCGCCGTGAGCCAGGTGTGCGGCGAACCCCCGCGGAGCCCGGGCCGACGAAGAGCCCGGACCACGTGAGCGGGGCAACTCTGGCAGCCGCCCCCGGAGGCAGTCCCGGGCGAAGCGGCGGTCCTCCCGACCAGCAGCCATCAGGGTGCGAGGCCCTGACGGGAGACATGAGCGCGCTTCGGGGCGTGGTATGGCAGGGCGACAACCTGGCCGGTCTGAGGTCCCTGCCGGACCGGTCCGTGCACTGCGTCTACCTCGATCCGCCGTTCAACACGGGGCAGGTGTGGACCGGCGCTGCCGGGTCCTTCCCCGACGTGTTCCGGTGGGACGACCTGGCGCAGGTCGGACTGGCGGAGCTCCGGGACCGGGGCGGCGCGGTCCCGGCCGCGCTGACCGTTCTGGAGTACGTCCATGGCCGCGGCGCGTGGCTGTCGTACTCCGTGTTCATGGCGCTGCGGCTCGTCGAGCTGTCGCGGGTCCTGGCTCGGCACGGCACCTGCTGGCTGCATGTGGACCCGCCCGCAGCCGCCGTGCTGAGGATCGTCGGCGACGCCGCGTTCGGCGCGGGCAGCTTCCGGGGCTGCGTGGCGTGGGTCCGGTCGCGGGGCAAGGGGTCCGCGACCCGCAGGTACGGTCAGGTGCACGACTCGATCCTCGTCTGGTCCGGGGAGCTCTCCGCTCATCGGCGCCCGTGGACGTTCGGCGATGTCATCGACGGCTGCCCAGCGATACCCGCCGGTTCCAGGGAGCGTATCGGCTACCCGACGCAGAAGCCGTTGGCCCTGCTGCGGCGCATCATCGCCTGGTCGACCCTGCCGGGGCACACGGTGCTGGACCCGTTCTGCGGGTCGGGGACGGCCTTGGTCGCGGCGCAGGAGCTGGGCCGCGGCTGGATCGGGATGGACGCATCCCCCGACGCGGTGGCCGCCGCGAGGCGCCGTCTCGGATCGGCGCCGCTCGTGAACCTGTAAACCCGCACGTTTACGGTTTCAGCGCCAGCGCGTGGCCTCCAGGACGAATTCGACGCCGCCGGACAGGCTCGGGAACCGGATCGCGTCCGGGGCGACCCTCCCTGAGCGGAAGCCCCATGGGACGGACAGCAGGATCCGGTCGCTGCCGCGCCTGTAGGTGAACTCCGACATCAGTGCGCGGTGCCGCCCGCAGTCCGCGCACTCGCAGCACCCGCCGGTCACACCGCCCAGCCTGCCCCAACGCAGCGACATGCCGTGGGCCCACGGAACAACGGAGCAGGCCCAACCCTTGGCACGTGGTCAGGGCCTCGCGACGGAACGGTGCCACACCGCGATGCGCTTGGCCCAGTAGGAACGCTGGCCCTGGACGTCGCCGTACTCGCTCAAGCCGCCGACGGTGACGGGGCTCTGCCCGGGGATCCCGTGGGTGTCGGCATCGGCGAGGAACCGGCGCAGGTCGTCCAGGGTGAGGCCGACCACCGACTCGGTCCGGGCTCCGACCTCGATAGCGGCGGTCGAAGAATGCGTAGTCATCGGGCTCCCTCCCGTTCTGGTGTGGGTTTACGCCGCGCGGCGGGACGGCATCCGCTGGGCGGGGCCGGCTGCGGCGAGCTGCACGGCCGCGGTCAGGGCTGCGATGTACCGGCGGGTGGTGGCGGGGCTGGCGTGGCCCAGGAGCTCCTGCACGGCCACGATGTCGCGGGTCTGCTGGTAGGCCATGGTGGCGAAGGCGTGGCGCAGGCTGTGCGCGGTGAACCCTCCGGGCAGGAGCGCACCGAGCTTCTCCGAGACGGTGCCGGGCTGCAGGTGGGTGCCGGGCTTCCGGCCTGGGAACGTCCAGCCCGGCGGGCGTGCGGCGAGCAGCTTCGCGAGCTGCGGCGTGAGCGGGATCAACCTGGTCTTGCGGCCCTTGCCCCGGACCCGGAGCATCCCGCCGTCCATCCGGTCGCGGCTGTGCACGGAGGCGATCTCGGCGCACCGCAGCCCCATGTGCGCCCCGAGCAGCAGCATCAGCGCCTCGTCCGCGTCTGCGGCGGACTCGGCCGCCCAGAAGGCGTCCGGGGTGCAGGGCCGCACCCTGGTGTCGGGGACGCGGGGCGCGGCGGCGTCCTGCGTCGGGTCGCGCCACCCGTCCGGCGCGAGGCCGTGCATGTGGGCCCAGCGGTAGAAACCGCGGACCGCAGCCAACCAGGATTGCTGGGTCTCCTCCCCGCCTCGCTCCCCGACCCACCGCTCGACGGCGTCGAGGGTGACCGCCCACGGGTCGGGGTGCGCTGCGGCGAACGCGGCTAGCTGGTAGCGCCGCAGCCGCCTGGTGGAGGCGGCCCGGCGCGACCGGACTAGCCACTCGCCGTACGGCTCGAGCTCGCGCCACATCGCGTCACCGGTCGTCGATGATCGTCAGCCCGGAACCGGCGAACAGGTGCGCCGCCTGCTGCGGCCCGAGGGACACCGACCCCATGGGGTCGGACCCGTAGCCGTGCTGCTCCTGGCAGGCCTTGATGACGGTGGCCGTCTGGTCCAGAAAGCAGCCTGTCAGCGGCAGGGTGACGTTCCCGGGCGCGGCCAGGCTGTGCCCGTTCGCGGCCCGCTGCATGTACCAGACCGAGTCGGAGTTCCGCTGGCCCTGGTGGGTCTTGGACAACCGGACCTGCCCGCTGGTGGGCGCGGGGTAGGTGGTCGTGCAGTCGCCTCCGGACTGCGCGGGCGGCGGTGCGGATCCGCCCCAGTCGAGCCACGGTTGGGGGTCGACGTGGTTGCCCTCGATCCACCCGGCGGAGCGCTGCACCTCGGTGTGGGCGTGGGGGCCGCTGGAGTTGCCTGTGGAGTCGACGCGCCCGATGGCCTGCCCCGCGGTCACCCGCTGCCCGAGGGCGACGTAGACCTTGTCGAGGTGGGCGACGATCAGCCACAGGCCCGGCGACCCGTCCTCGAACGGGTCCACGTCGATGATCACGTGCCAGCCGTACGCGGAGCCCCACTGGGTGCCGTGGGAGCCGTTGCCGTCGCGGACGCCGCTGACGGTGCCGGAGCGGGGCGCGACGGCGTCGGTGCCGCCCACGCCGGTGGAGCCGAAGTCGGCGCCGCCGTGGACGCCGGTGGACCATGCGGAGCCCTGCTTGCCGTAGGGGCAGGTGATCGCCGGATGGGCGGGGGTGGGGATCATCGTCGGGCCTCCTGCTCCGCGATCCGGATGAGGCGGTGCAGGATGCCGGGGTCGTCGATCCGGTCCAGGAACTCCTCGACGGCGTCGGCCATCGCGTCGTGGACGGTGCTGCCGGGGCCCCAGTCGCGGGGCGGGCCGGTCCGGACGTGCTCGGCTGCGAGCCTGACCGCTGCGCGCATCCATGCCCGCGGCGGGACGTGTTCGGTCATCAGGGTCCTCCATCTTTGGGTCCGTTGAAGGTGCTGGACACGGCGCCGGCGATGGCGCCGATCCCCGCCCCCGCCAACGCGATCGCGCTGTCGGAGTCCCACAGCAGCCCGCCGAGCAGCGCGGCGAGGGACAGCACAGACAGGGACGCGACCAGCAGGGTGGGCGCGGGGTGGGTGGCGGCCTTCACCAGCGACGTGGTCAGCAGCCAGGCGACGGCGCCGGAGATCGCGACGATCGCGACGACGCCGGCGACCTGGGCGGGCTGCCAGTCCCACGTCACGGGGCGCCGTCATCGATGGGGACCGCGATCGGCGCGTGGTCGGCGACGCGGGTGAACGGCATCATCTGTTGCACCTGCGCGTCGATCATCGCGTCGGTGATGACACCGGGGTTCTTGCCCGGTTCAGTGCCGCCGCCGGCGAGGTTCGACGTCCACGCGTTCCACCATCCGGGAGCGGCTGCCCAGACGCGGCGCCACTCCAACGCCCACAGGTCCGGGTCGATCCCTGCGTCCTCCGCGCATCCGAGGCGGCCGGCGCAGGCCGCGACGCGGAGCCGCATGTACGGGTCGTCGGCGATGATCGCCTGGGTCAGCCAGTCGTCGGTGTCGGCCCTCGGGGCAATCGTCTCGGCGTACTTCGTGGGCATGGTTGCCTCCTCAGGTCTTGATGATGAAGTTGAAGGTGATGTAGGGCTGGAGGTTGTTGTGGGCCACGCCGCCGCCCGTAGGCAGTTGCGGGGCGGTCACAGCCTTGTACCCCACTGAAGTGTTCATGGGGCCCTGCCCCCAGGTGGTGTCGCCGGCAAGCGCGTTATCGACGAACACGTCGTACATCGCCACACTGTCGCGCGGGCGTTGCCAAGCGTGGAGGTGGCTGGGCATCTCGCCGACCGTGAGTGCGTGCGTCTTCGTGCCGCCGGTCTTGTTCAGCGCGTTGAACTCGGTCTGCGCGGCGTCGAGGCCTATCGGGGCACGGCCCTTCAGGTTCGGCAGGTTGAACGTCGTCGAACCGTCGCCCACCCCGTAGGTGGTGGAGCACACCGCGAACAGTGCCGCGTACGTGGTGCGGGAAACCGCCTGCCCCTGGGCCAGCAGCCATCCGGCCGGCGCCGCGGTGCCCGCGTACGGGGTCACGGCGCCTGTGGGCACCAGCGCGGCCTGCACCGACGCGATCAGCGCGTCTAACTGCTGCTTCGGGACCGCCTGCAGCGCGGTGGCGGCGTTGCCCGGCAGGTCGATCGGCCCGGTCATCGTGCCGCCCGCCTTCCGCAGGTACACGCCGTGCGGGTCGGAGTCAGCCGCGTGGGCGTCCAGTACCGTCTGCGCGGCGCCGGCCGCCTGCTGCGTCCAGGCGAGCATGTCGGCGGGTAGGTCAGGGTCCTCGATCCAGGGGTACCCGTCCTCTGTCACGCCCATCTGATCCTCCTGTGTCATCTGCCCGTGACCACCGCTCGGAACTGTCCGGCG